TCGGATCTTTCGTTAAGGGATTCGTTAAGAAACTGCCCACTGTCATCGATCAGTATCTATACCAGCAGCCTGCTGGGCTCTTGAAAGCTTTCCCGGTTGACCGGCTCGACACTCAGACCCTCGAACTGTCCACCCGCACATGGGCAGGCGGTGAGATGGACCAGGCACTCGACGGGGCACCGGATTCTTCCAGGTGGAAATATATCCGATCCTATAAGGATCTGACCAACTCATGGGACAAGCAGGACTTCTTCATCTTTGACAGCGCCACCACGATGGCCGCTGCAAATCGGTTAGCCTCCGATGGTCAGAGAGATGTCCAGAACTACTTCACCGCGACCAGGGTCTATAAGATGCTTCGGGAACTGAAGGCAGGCAATGTCTCTGGCAACACCCATGCAGCCGGCACCGCTGGTGGTGGTTCTGCATCTGTTTGGGGCGCGGCAGGCACCGGAGACGCAGAAGCCGACATAGCCAAGGCCATAACCACCATAGTGGGCGGCACCGGCATAGATGTCAGCAAGACCACATTCGGAGTAGCATATCCATCCGAAGTCATGGATGAGTTCATGCAGCTTGATCTGATCAATCAAGTCACTCAGAGATTACAGGATTACCTCAAGACTGCCTGGAATGTCAACCTGTATGCGGTCACTCCCTGGAAGGATGGTGAGGGCAATGCGTATATCAGCAACAGGCCAGTAACCTCATCCGATGCCCTTGGCACTTCCGCTCTGGTGTTCGTGGAAGGCCCGCAGACCATGCTCGGAGGCGAATACCGGCCCAATGATATCATGCTCTCGGAGACTGAAAGAGTCTATGGTACTGGATACCGCACTTTGATGAAACAGTGCGTTGAATATCTGGTTGTACCAACGGATGCTACCGCAAACGGTGACAGCTCTCTGATCTATGAGATCACTTCGGTTACGACCTAGATCGTAACCCTTTTAGGAGGTATAAGATGAAAAAAATTCTAATAGTCACCATGCTCCTAATGCTGCTCATGCCGTTTGCGTTGGCCATCCCCGACCCCTACGATATGCTCAGGGGCAAGCAGATGATCCCCGTCGGCGGTCCGTGGATTGCAGATAATCAGTATATATATTTTGGCGACGATAAAGATTCGTACATAAAATACGATACCGCAACTGGCTATCTGGTCCTGAGCGGTGTTGCCGCTACATCACTGACAGCGGGCGGCACAGTGGGCGCAAACAACCACCTGACTTGTGCTGCAGGCTCTTCTAAGCTCGATTTCCAGCTAGGAACCGGCACAACCGATACCACAACGGGAATCAATACTCTGCATGGAGATGTCTCAATTTCGGATGGAAAAGTATTAGCGATGGTCAGAGCAGGAACTTTTGCGACCGGCACTGGCGCGGTTAGTCTTCTCGGCCCTACCACGATAGCGGACCTCGCTGCGATTACCGCCGGATCTGGGTCGGCTGCGTATGATCTTTCAGCCAGCACTGGGGCATTCACCACCTCATCCGGCGCAAATACTCTGAGCGGCGATACGACCATATCAGGCAGCAAAAACTTTACAACTGGCACTGGCACAACCGCCTTGAATGGCAATGTCACTCTTGCCGCAACAAAAGGATTCACCAAAACGGCGGGCGTGGGCGATTTCGATTATAGCCTTGGAACCGGCGCATTCAAAACCGCGACAGGCACAAATACAATAGGCGGCGCGGTTGTGTTTGCGGCTGACAAGGGAGTCACAGTCAATGCCGGAACTGGCGCGTTTGACTTCTCCGGCGGATCTGGCCTCTTCAAAACATCTGCAGGCGCAGTCACAATCGGCCCAGGCGCAACCGGGTTGACCGGGGCAACCACCATAAGCAACCTTGCCGCAATCACCGCTGGATCGGGCTCGGCTGCCTACAACCTGGCTGCAAGCTCTGGTGCATTCGCTACCAGCACGGGAACGAATACCCTTAGCGGTGATACTGTAATCTCTGGTTCCAAGACATTCACCACCGGAACCGGGGCAGTGGCGATCAATGGAGATACCACAATCGCAGCCACCAAAGGCATAACCAAGACCGCTGGTGCAGGAAACTTTGATTTCTCAGCTGGTTCGGGCACATTCAAGACATCTTACGGAATCAATACCCTGAGCGGTGATGTCTCCATAGCAGACGGAAAAGATTTCGCGATGGTCGGAGCAGGAACTTTTGCGACCGGCACTGGCGATGTCAGTCTAAACGGCGCTGTAACCATTGCCGCCAATAAGGATCTGTCCTTATCAGGAACGGGTGATGTCACTTCCGCCGCGACCATTCAAGGCGAGCAGGTAACGAGCACGGATGATATGAACGTCACAGATACGCTCTATGTCGCTGATATTGTCCAATCCAACGATGCTGCTTTCACAAACGTAGATATCACTGGAACGCTTGATATCGATACTCCAACGACCACTATCCGAAATGTGACGCTTGATGCCGATAAGACGTTAGCAGTAACCACAGCGGATAAGCTGACCGTTGGCGGCAACATCATCCCACAGGAAATGGCTATTCCATTCACCTATACAGCTTCTTCTGTGGATGTTGGTGTATTCTCTGCTAAAGGTGCATGGAATATTACCGCTGTCGAGCTCGTGCCGAGGGTGGTTGGCGGGGATGCTGGAGCCGTAAACGTAACTGTCAAGGTATGTGACAGTGGCGAAGCTCCTGCGTCTGGTGTGGCTGCTCTGAGCGCGGTCTTAGACTTGAAGGGTACAGCAGATACTACCCAGGCCGGATCACTTAGCGCAACTGTTGCATGTACGGCTGCTCAGTACATCGCTCTGGATTTCACGGGCACAATGACCGACGCGGTTGGATCGGGTACGATATGGGTTAAGAGAGTCTAAGTGACTCTCTATTATTTTTAGGGTGTTAATGATGAGAATAATAGCTTTGTTGTTTGCAGTGGCCCTCATCGGCATTTCGTCTGGTCACAACGAACTGTCGGAGTCTGCGCCACGGTTCCCGGCAGATTTGGTGATCGGAGATGCCGCCACTGATAATATTCGCATAGATCCTGACACCGGCATAACCTTCACAGGAGATGCTAAATGCCGTCTATCGATGAGGCCATTCATCGAGATTGGAGATATCGCAGTCCAAGAAAAGCCCACGGTGGTCTCTTATGGAGCTACTAAAGGCTATTCCCTTCCACTTTATGCAGCCAACGAAGAAATATTCTTCTCGGAGTACATAGCTGGCAGGTGGGACGGGGCAAGTAACATAACCATATCAGTCATTGGTTATCTCGATACGGCGGAAACCGCAGACGACGATTTCAACCTATCGCTCCAATGGCAGAACAAAGCGACAAGTAGCGGCGTGGTGCCCATCGCGGTAAATACTATCTATCAAGTTACAAACTGTCCAACGGGGCGAAATGTTCAGTATTCGATCTATAAAGTGGATTTCCCGATAGATTGGGACCTTCCCGCTACTGATCTAGCAGCGTCTGACTATTTCGCTGGGCGGCTGTATAGATCGGCGGTTGGAGCTGGTAATGTGGAGATCGCCGGCGAATTTGTGGTCACCATGATTGTAATTACTTATCAAGTTGACAAAGTTTTCAAAATATAAGAGGAACTGAAATGATGAAACACTCTAAGAAGTCTAAAGGGGCCGCCATCTTGGAGCCCGATATACAGGCCCCAAATGTATTCGATAACGTAGATAAAATGATATCAGAAATCACTGAGGAAAAACTTGAGCCCGAAGAGGTTGGCATTAAGATCTATGTCTTCCTGCCCAAACATAGCAAATCTGCCAGGAAGCTTGCCGCAAAGCAGTTTTCCGAAGGCATATCAGAGAAAGGCACTATCAAGCTACCCGACGGGCAGACGATCAAGTTTGGCGGAACCTGCAAGACCGAAATGAGGCCGGAACTGAAGGCCATGCTTAGAGATGGTGTCTTTCTGGCGGGCAAAGCGCCTCGGAAATCTTAGCTTTTGAACAATACTCTGTCGTTGCAAAGCGATGTTAGAGAAATCTAATGGAGTTGATATTGATGAGTAAAACATGGAAAACGATAGCACAAGAATTTAAGGGCCTCATAGGCGAAGTCCAAGCCACCCCGACCAGCAACACTCTTTTAGCGCGGCTAAAAGACGCGGTGACACATCTCGCCACATTGGCGGGGGCGATATCGGCTGGCAAGATGCAGGCAGATTTGCCATCTGGTGCCGCGTCTGCAACAAACCAGACTGATATCATCAAGGTGGAAGATGCCGCTCATGTGTCGGGCGATAAAGGGGTCATGGCGCTTGGTGTCCGGTCGGATGCTGCCACACCGTTAGCATCTGCTGGGGATTATCACCCATTTCTTTTCGACGCGAATGGCGCTGCCTGGGTACAGCTCGCGGGTGTCTTATCGCACTTGCTAGATTCGATAGACGTTGCCAAGATGAGCAAAGGCGCGGTCACCACCGCGCATTCCGCAATAACCGCCACGGCCACCAGCGCAGAAATCGATTGCCGAGGATTCAATAGCCTGCTAATTCATTGGGTTTCCAACGCAACCGATAAAACCTGGGTAATCAGTATAACTGGGTCCACAGGAAGCGGTCTAACTTTCGTGCCATTGCTCGACAAAACGACGGGGCTTGCCGCAAGCGAAATCACCACCGACATAAGCGGCTTCTTTGTAATTAGCAATATACCAGACTACATCAAGATAGTGGCAACCGAAACCGATGATGGTGCAACCGTGACCTGCAAGGTGCAGCCGTTCAATAGTTGAGGGGCATATGGTCAGATCAGCATTGCCACAAAACCATATCATCGATGTGCCTATCCAATATCTAGATTTCCCGGCTCATACAGGATGGACTGTGGATATTGGTGCGGCCTCCACCGACACGGTAAATTACATATCAGGCGGCTCCGCGATAAAATGTACGGTCACTGCCGCTGGGTCTTGGGGAGTAGCGCGTCGCAAATTGGTAGACCTGGGCATTCAATCACCAGGCGACTTAAATAATCAGGTTGGATATATATGGGTATATTTATATAATCAAGTCTCTGAATATTCTAAAATTGCAATATATTTCATGCAAGCGGGCGTTGATAGCAATTATGCGATCCAAGAATTGCCATTGAGCGGTCTGGTCCCTGGCTGGAATCAAGTATATATCTCGCCGGATTCATGGAACTATTACGGCACGGCGTCTGCCGGTGCTGTATTTACCTATATAAAAGTAGGGTGCTTGGGGGCGACCGGGAAAACGCCATCAGCGACATTCGACGCGCTGTATTTCGGGCAGCGTGGGCGATCAAACTGCATCATCCAATTCGATGATGCATTAGAAACATCCTATACAGTGGGCTACCCTCTATTGGCCGCTGCTGGAATGGTCGGAACCATAAACGTCATCTCTGACCGGGTGGGCACGACTGGATATATGACGCTTGCCAAACTGCAAGAGCTATATGCTGCCGGTTGGTGCATCGCCAACCATTCCAAGAGTCATGCCCATCCGAATGTTGATAATATCGTCGCTGAATTCACTGGCTGCCGAGATTACCTAATCGCAAACGGGATGCCCCGCGGTGCGTCATATTTCGCATACCCCTATACAGAATGGAGCGCGGCGATGAACACGCTGCTGGCCGCGCAGGGGTGCGTGGTTGCCCGCACTAGCACGAGTTCGCAGAGATATTTATCATACCCATTCAATACTTCCGGCTCTATGTATGTGCATGGGGTCGGTTATTATCTGTATGACGCAACGACAACGGCAGTGATAGACACCGCCATCACAAATGCTCTACGTGCTGGCAGATCTATTCTATTTTTTGCTCATGAAGTTGAGGCATCCCCGGCGGGCGGAAACTGCTCGACTGCCAATTTGCAGTATCTTGTGAATCTAATGATAGCGAAAAACATCAAAGCGATAACGTGGGACGAATGGTACAACGGTCTCGCTAATCCTCGATATAGGTCGCTATCGCCTACCAGGACGCCACGATGATCGCCGTCTATCTCGCTTGCACGGGTCACCTTCGGCCCGCCTTAGATGCAAAATTACCCAATGACAGGCAGAACGCAAGCTGCCTACGAGGACCACGAATAGGTGAGTAAATATGTCAAATTTCGAAACTACATGCACTGTATGCGAAAATGACATTTCAATTACAGAACGGGAAATTAAACTTGCAATCCAGCACAAAGGAGACACCGGCGGCAAGATCCTGGTAAGCTGCCCGGAATGTTGTAGGGTGCTCGTGATGCCAGCCGACACGCCAGAAGGCAGCGACTTGGTGCAATGGATCACTGATGTCCAAGATGTGGTATGTGTCCCTATCCTGAATGATGACTATATCAGGATACCAGCCGGAAGAGAAACGTTGCTCGGAAAAACCAGCTACAAACCAGGCGGCGGTGATCGGTCGTTGGGTAAACGTGCATACATGTTCCGATATGGGATCAATCCCGAATGCGCTCTGGCAAAGAACCCGAGCATGGGCGGAAAGCCGTTTAAAATCGGTGACTAATTATGGCAGATCGGCAATGGAAAAAAGGCGGCGAAATGTTCAAAGAAAAGGACGGCAAAAAATATCAGCAAATGTGGACCAACAAGCCGCCCGGCCATCAGGAGCCTGTTTGGGTTGAGGTGAAATGATGCCTGATGACATATCCGTCTCAATGGCAGAAGGAAGCATCGATATCAATGGCTGGAAGGCAACCGGCGTAAGGCTCTATTCGCTCGCGCTGGTTGTGATTCTGGCATATGTGGCGGGATCGTTGTATGTAGGAGACATATCCGGCTTGAAAGAGATAGCGTTGATTGTAATTGCGTTTTTCTTCGGCAAAAAGGCTTGAGGCAACATGAAAAAAGCATTCATCTTGGCTCCACCCTACCAACCGCCCAACGACCTGCCACCTCATGACAACAATGTGGCCCTCTGGCAGGCCACCCTGGCGGCAAGAGGCTTTACATCGATTGTGACAAAATCGACTGCTGAGGAAACCATATTGGCCGCCGTGAGATCCAACCTTCCGGCCTTCATGCGGTCGTTGGTCAAAGGTGATCGGTGGGCCATAATCCGCACCGGTCACGGTTATAGGCAGCTCGACCAAAATGGCGACGAACCGGACGGCTATGATGAGTGTTTGGCATGCAGTGACCTAGGGATGCTGGTAGATGATGGGATGGCCACGTGGCTGGCGATGGCACCGGCGGGAACGGTTGGTGACCTGGTAGACGATTTCTGCTATGCAGGGACAGCGGACAAGGCACCGATGCGGAGCCCAATACGAGATAGGGTAATTGTGGGATCAGGCACCAAAGCCGCCTATTACAGGTACTGGCAGGCATGTGAGGCGTGGCAAACTGCATGGTGGGGGTATTTTGGCAGCATGCCGTACACGGTTTTCACAAAATGTCTATGTGACGCATTGGCAGCTAATACATTTGCCCCTGCCACAACCATCTATCAGATCATGAAAAACCGCCTGACGAGCTTAGAACCGTCCCAGACACCGTTGCTGAGCGGCCCAAATCAGAACACCGTACCATTTTGAGGCTACATGAATGGGAATCAAGAAAATAATGAAATCCTCCGGGCGATTGGGGACCTGGAGGGTACCGTAAAAAGTTTGGTCGAAAGCATCAATGATCAGCATGAAGACCTCAAGGGCGTGCGGGTGACATGCCAACGATTTGAAGACTATCGAGAAGCTCGGAAGGATATTCCCACGCAAATAGCGGATCTTAAGGTCGTTGCAAGTGACTATGAAAACAGTAAAAGAGTGCGCGATGAAAAATATGCTAAGGTAGATTTTTTAGTCAATAATTATAAATTGGTACTTGCGGTAGGATCGGCCCTCTATTTCATTCTAGGACTCTTCGGCATAGCGTTCTCGCGGGGGTGGATCAAATGGGGTTTGTAATCGATTGGGGGTGGGTGCAAGTCGTTTCTGTCTTGATCGCGTTTGCGGTAGCGGTCATTTTGCTTCGATACTTGCGAAAAATAAGCATGCTGATGAGGATAGGCATCGTATTGTTTCTGGCATGCCTCGCGATCGCAGACGAATACGCATCAGCCGGGCAGACGCCGATCATAGCGCCACCATCAACCCAATTGCAACGGGCTTGCATGACTTTTTTGGATGCGATGGGGCAACCGGACTATGTGCTCTTCCTGTCGAATGACTATTGGCCATGTCCATTGAATAATAGCAGTATAGGCAATTATACAGCATGAGGTAATATGCGACTTGTTGACGTCGATTTCAGAGAAATGCTGAATACATGGCCGGATGATGATATCAGATATCTAATAGATATCTGCAATGAAAAACTTTCGCAGTCACCTTTTAGGCGACAAGGTACATAAAAAGAGGGAAAGTCACATGATCTAGGGCGGGCCCTGTAATTGGCTATAGGCTCAGGCCCTTATCATGTTTTTCTGTTGCCGTCCTCATAATCAGGGCAATGCCCATTTCTCCTAAACATGGTCTCGCTTTTACATCGTCGGTTCTTCCTGCAATCTTTGCATTTCATATCTTCCTCATCAGTTTGCCCGCCAACCGACCTATCCCTTTCCGGGCGATTCTGCGACCTATGGCTTTCGGGCCGCGCTGGATGGCATTCAGGTCGTTGCTCCATGAAAGCAGTCGATAGATTAGGGATTTCAGTTTCATGCAGAGTACAACTCCTCCACGGCATCGTTTAATGCGATGCACGCCTTTCGCCACCCTTGCTCGTCGCGGGCATCGATCATTGCTTTGCATTCGCGGTATTTGTGATATACCGCTGCAAGAGCCGCGCGTTTCTCTCCTATGTCAGACATATTATACATGGGGTCTTTCATTCGTCCTCACCATCCGCCGGGCACTTGCCCTCATAAATGCAATCACAGCATTCTTGGAAGTCGCTGCCATCCAATTGACAGCACCCGCATCTCTCTTCACCAAAACCGTTCGGATTATCGCAGTAGACTGCGCGGTACAGGATGCCGTCGATTAGGAATTGATTCATTGTATCTCCTCATCGTGATTGATACGTTCAAGATTCACAACGGCATTCTTTCCAACTTCATACTGAACATTTGTTACCCGGAAAACATCACCCGGATTTACTGTTTCTAAGAAGTATGCCTTCATTGCTTCTCATCTCCTTTTGGTAGCCTGACATTAAACCCACAAACCGGGCAATGTGCATATCTTCTAGCTGGGTTGGGCGCGCGAGGGTTATAGTCCCAGGCGCGCGAGCAGGCGGGGCAGGTTAGGGAAATGGGCATTAGACCGCCCCACCCACACCATCGTAGACATCATCCACGGATACTGGGTGTGCCTTCATCCATTCGGCGGCTATCCGCTCCGCTGGATGGCCGTTTCGGATGGTTCGGTCTTGCCCTGGTGCCCAAACCTTTCCGGCGGGATACCAATATCCCACCCGCTTCTCTCCAGCGGGTTTCTTGCTGTAGGGATACATGGGATCGTATATCCCAAAGAGTCCTACATGGGTCGTGGTCGGGCGTTCCAACCCCATGCCAGCGACTGCCTGATCCATCTCATCTATAGATGAGAAGTACATTACGTGAAACATTTCCTTGTTCCCGGCAACGTATGACTTGTTGCCGGAATTATCGATCACCAGGGCGAAGGATTCTATTTTCGCCCTTATGTCTTCTGGGAATTGCGATCCAAATTCTGTTTTCATCTTAATACATCTCCAATACCCACTATGCTATATATCTATATATACTTATCCCTACCTAATAAACGACCCATTAAGGCCACAATTCCAGCCTACCAGTACAATTATGCCATCCATGTAGCGAAAGGCTGCCTACGAGGCGCTAGTGAGGTCAATATGTCGTCTATCCAACTTGTGAATCTAGGAGAAGTCCAAGCGGGCCTGAAAACGCGACTTGAAGAGATCACTGCGAATCAGGCCAAAGCCGCGAAGCAGATGGCCATCACTGCCAACCAGAACATTCAAGGTAATTGCCGGGTCCAAACCGGCGCGTGGCAAAGGTCCTGGTCGGGGCGCGTTGAGGAGATCTCTGAGCTAGAGCATGAGGTAATTGTGGAAAGCAACGGAGCTGAGCGGTATTACTACCTACAGGAAGCCATAAATCACCCTGGCGCAATTGGATTTCACCAAAGCATCCCGGAAATGACTGAGATTTACAAGCGAAATATGGGCCTGAAATGACACCCGAGCAGCAAGTCCTTGAAATTCTACAATCTTGGTCGTCGGATGTCGTTGTATTGCTGAAGCGCGCAGGATACTTTTCGCCGTCCATGTCGAAAGTCGCGAAAGAGGAGATCGCGGCCAAAATCGGCTTCGGTAAAGGCACACGGCTCTATAAGCAGCTAGCAACGATGTCAGAGGCGAAAAATTGGGAAGTAGCCAAGATCGTCCTAACAGAAGAAAACCTAATAGAGCTTAAGCAGGGCGCGCGGCAAGTCGCGAAAGAGCTTGGCGTTCCGTTTTCGGCCTATGATTGGAACCCGATAGCTCAGGCCTACTTGAAAAGGGAAGGCTTCCGGCTAGTCAAGACGCTTACGGCAACTGATCTGAAACGACTTGAAGCACAAATGCAAGCACATTTTGGACTCAATGAGAAGACTTTTGAGAGGCGATTTAGGGAAAACTATCCATGCAGCCCACATAGGACGCGAACTATATTCAGGACTGAAAAGAATAATGCTCTAAACGGGGGCGCGCATTTAGAAGCGAAATCGGTCGATGCCAAAAAGAAGATTTGGCGGCATAGTCACGGACCTAACCCGCGCAAGGATCACCTGGCGATGGACGGCCAAGTGAGAGACATAGATGAGCTTTTCAGCAACGGCAAGCAGTACCCGAATGGAGACCCGAATTGCAGGTGCCGGGCGGATTACAAGTTTTAGATATATGGTAGCAGTCCATAGATACCAACTACAAGCAATGAAAAGCTAATCAGTTCGATTACTTGCATTGCGCGAACATTACTGAATGCATCCCAATAGTCAGCGGTGATGAAATGGCCGCTTAGGAGGCCGAATATTATCCTGGATATTCCGGCTGTGAAACAGAGCCATGCTAAATCGAAATCCATCACACCCGCCACCACCACGGCATATTATCATAGATGCTCCATGCTCTGCCCAACTTGCGCCACCCGCACCAGACATATTCGCGTGGCTTGATCACGATTTCGTAAACGGTTTCTTTCGCAATTGGATGTAAATCCATTGTCATCACCTGAATAGCTGGCTTCTTCCCCTGGTTTCCTTCATCCAGGCGTTTAGCGCCTTTTCCAGAGTTGAATGCTCGTGTTTCAGCTTGTATTCCGTCAGAAATCGGTGGTTTTCCGATTCAATTTCAGCTAATATTTTTGTCACATGTTTATTAGGATTCTAATTAGAGAAATAGTTTTCGATAGGAGGCAAATATGTCCAATCCGGCCAATTACATTGCGCTCGTCGTTCAATGTTTCCTAGAAGACGATGCGCTATCGGCAAAATTCAACGGAAACATAATACCAGGATTTCAGAGAGTTCTGGCGGATGGTTATCTAAACTCAACGTCGAATCCAACCAAATGCTGCCTAGGAGTTAGCACCTTGAATCTAAACGAAAACGATTTGGGTGGATGTTCTTTTCATGGCCTATCGGAATACGACCAATTGATTGCGTTTGACTTGATTCACGTGTCTGACAATGACACCTACGCATGGAGCGCAGCTGCTGAAATCATGCGGCGATTGAAATCACCACTTACGAGCACCCTCGGAGGCGTGAGCTATTCGGTTACGAAAAAAGGAAACAGCTTGAAGTTTACGCAGGCCAAAGATCCTGCATTTCCAACTTGGATAGAACTTACGGCGACATGCAGACTCGGATATATTGACAGTTGATTAATATGAGACTAAAAATTAAAAACAACCTACCCCTTCCAGTAGCCACAATCTACCCGGAAGGCGGCGAACCTCTCTATGAAGAGGCAGGAACAGGCATACGGCTAACGGCTCAGGATTTCGCGGCCAATGCTGGCTACGAAAGCACTAAGGAATTCTTGGCCGCACTAAAACCAACGGAGGTAACCACATATGGCTGAAGGACCACAGTCACTGACGACCGCGAGGTTTGCGTTGCAATTTGAAACAACCGGCATCAGGGGGACCACCCCAAGTATCTACATCATCGCGGGTGGAAAGGTCACACCGACATCGACCAAGGCAACCGACAAGCGGCGGGTGGCCGGCAACCGCGACCCAGTGCTTAGCACCCGAAAGCCAGAAACTTTCAAGTGCTCCATGCCGATGCCTGCCCTCATTGAAAGCAATGGGTTGGGTGAGCTGCTTCTTGCCACGTTTGGCACGGATACCACCGGCTCACAGCTCGGATCATCTGATGCATACGATCACGTATTCACGGCCAACGACACCATAAAGAGCTTTACGCTGTGGATGTACAACACGCTGGCAACCCACAGCGCCAGGCTTTGCACCATCGATCAGATGAAGATGGAGATCGACCGCGAGAAGGGCATTGAGTTCGTGTTTGACGTCACTGGGACGGACGTTGTAGTTGATACCAACTTCGGCAGTGCATCATATGTTAATGTCGCAACCGATAAGCCAAAGCTCATTCCACCAGGTCAGACCATCCTTGAGTATGGCTCTCCACAGGCCAACGTACAAAACTATTGGGAAAAGATCACCATAACCAGCAAGGAGAACCCCAAGTACGGCGCACCCGGCAAGGCACCGGTTCCGGCGGGGGCAAGCTCTCCTAAGCTCGTTGTCAAGGGTGATAGGGACACCGACATCACCATCGAGATGATAGACACCGATGGCATAGAGTACAAACGGTGGCGCGAAGGCGGCGATACGGTACCAACTGCAACCGCTCAGGCAGATGTCCAATCCCTCACCAAACTCCGGGTTAGGAGCTTCGGCACACAGACAAAGGCATCAACTGCCTATCCCTGGTATTATGCCCATCAGGCTAATGTGGGAGCGGTCACACTTGCGATGGGTGGCACGTATACCGCAGGACTGTCCAATACTCCTGCATTCTACGAGATCTACTGCACCACCGACGGCACGCCGGATAAATTCAAGTGGCGCAAGAACGGCGGAGCGTGGTCAGCCGAGGTCGAAGTCACCGCAGGGGCAATGACGACCCTGGGAGACGGTTTGGAAGTGACTTTCTCATCCACAACCGGCATGACGGCAAACGATACGTATTATGTCTTCAGCCATTACCAGCGGATGATAGAATTTACTAGCCCAACCAATGTCATAGAGGATTTCAACTGGAAGGAATCGACCGACTTCTACAAAGGGACCATCAAGCTCTATGCAGAAGCGGCTCCGGCTGGCACAAAGCCATCCATGACTTTGAGAAATGTTAAGACATCTGCGTACAGTTAAATTCGTATAAATAGTAACCACCACGGCCAAACCTAGGGTAGCGCACCCGAAACTACGTTCCTGGGTAGCTGGTTTGGCCGATATTCACAGGAATTTCATATACAGGAGATGAAAAATATGAGCAACATTGAAAACGATGTAATTGACCCAGAAGATCAGGCAGAACTCCTCATGGAGATAACTGGAAAGAAGATTTCAGAAGAAGTAACAATTTTGAATCTGTTGCCAAAGTCCGACAAAGGAAGCGGCTACAGGGTCAAGGTCCGATACCTTCCAGCAAATGCCGCGTCTAACATGCAGTTTGACGACGGCTCTCCGATCAAGCAGGAAAAGAACCCCAAATTCAAGTATAAGAAAACGATGTCGGAATTTCTAAAGAAACTTAATGAGCTCTGCCTGAAAAACATAAAACTCATTGACGATTTGAGTTTCCCGGATCACGAATTTCAGAAAGGGGAAATTCGATTTTCTCATCTCGCGCCTGGTGAATGGACACGATTGAGAGATCTGTGCTTTCCCGGAGCAGATTTCGATACACCCGATAGCGAAATTGAAGATAATGCTCCTATTCGGAAGAGTGGGAAGGGTGTTCGGAAAGAGCCCGCTCCAGTTGGCGCATGAGTACGGCTTCGCATGCGATGATTTCTATGATGGGTTGTCACCTGAAACAAAAATATTGACTGACCATCATATTTTAAATCGTCTAATTGATGAGGAAAACAAAGCGCAAGAGGTCATGCGAAAAAAACAAAAAGATCAACATGATCATCCTGGCATGGAGCGGGATGAGTCGATTGATGTTTTTTGGGCCAGGACAGAAAGAGAGGATGATTGAGCCTATTTAAGCGAGTTTATCCTCATCATCGTGTCGATCATCATGCGAATAATGGTTGGTGTTTCAACTCCATTCAATTTTTTGCTCCACGCGTCCATGTATTCCAACTGACTTAAGGTCAATTCGACCTCTATAACATTGGGGTTATTTTCCACCATAATAAGTACTCATCATCATTTCTATAAAGAGGTTTCCCATGTCCGATACAGAACTTATGTACAAGGCCTCTCTGGATGGATCAGGCTTTGCCAGCGGCGCGGCTCAAATCAATAGTCACCTGCACCAAATGGGCATCAATACGAGTGCTGCCTCCGCGAACCTGGGGGGATTGGGAACTCTGTTAGGTACGATGGCCAATCCGCTCACCGCAGTTGCGTTGGGCATTACCGCGGTCGGCGGCGCACTTGTGGGATCTGCGCAGGCCGCTGCTGCGTGGGAAAGCAGCATGACAGGGGTGGCGAAAACTACCGGCTTGGCCGGGCCGGAACTGGAAAAGCTATCCCAAGACCTTTTGCAGATGAGTACCACGGTACCGCTTGCAGCAAGTGAATTGGCATCCATCGCAGCCGCCGGTGGTTCGTTGGGCATCGCGAAAGATCAATTGGCAGGGTTCACCGAGGTTGCTGCTCAGATGGGAGTGGGCTTCGAAATGGGGGCCGACCAGGCAGCCACGGCTGGGGCAAAGATTCTCAATGCATTCGGCAAGGAGATGAGTGTCGATAATTTCAGATCGTTGGGGTCAGTAGTCAATACAATGGGCGATGCATTTGCCGCCACTGAGCCACAGGTTCTTGATTTTCTCAATAGGGCATCATTCCTGAATTCCACAATGGGCCAATCCATCCCACAGGTGGCAGCGTTGGGCACAACCCTGATCTCAACCGGCTTAGAGGCTGAGGTCGCTGCAACCGGTATCAAGTCGATGCTCAACATGCTGACTTCGGAAACATCCAAGACCGGCGGCATGAACAATTGGGCTAAACTGATGGGGACCTCAGTAGAAGAATTGAAAACCATGGTCGCAACCGATCTTAATAGCACCCTCATTGAAACCGCCAACAAGATAGCCGCTATCGAAGATCCGGTAGAACGATTCCAGGCAGCGGTTCAATCGGCTGGTTCCGAGGGCGCACCGGCATTACTGAAGCTGGCAGGTCAGCAAGACAATTACGCCAAAGCCCTAGGAATGACGAATTCCGAATGGGAGAAGGCCAACAGCCTCCAGAAAACTTTCGATGCGCAGGCCGGAACCGTGAACAGCCAATGGACAATGTTCACAAATACACTTCAATTAGCAGCCACCCAATTGGGCACCGGGATGCTCCCTGCGTTGGGTCAGGCGTTGGGATTCATGACAGATTTGGCGAAAGTCGCCATCAAGGTTGGGGAAACCCTGGCTGACTTGGGCGCAGGGGACGTACTCGACACGATCTGGAAACTCACGCCCGCTGGGATGTTAGCCAATTCTGAAACAGCACAAAGTGTATGGGGGGACATCAAGGAGTGGGCCGGAATCGGCACCGAACACGCCGAACAAATGGCAAAAGAGATAGAAGAAAGCGACAAGCTGCAAAAAGCAGGAGCCGAAGGTCTACAGGCCGGTATAGACGCCGGTGTCCTGAAAGACCCCGCCAAAAAGGCCGCACAAGAATTCAGCAAAGAGTTTGTTGCAGAATTCGAACTCGCGCAAGCAGACCGCGAGATAGCCAATATTCTTGCTGATAGCGCAAATGGCATGACTGCCCAAGACACGGATGAGGCCCTTCGCACTTTCGATTACCTTGGAGAACAGTTCGCTCTGAATATCCGGGCGCATACGGGCGCGGCTATTGGCGACTGGTATACATATTCTCTGAAAGCGGGCGATACCAGCCTCGTGAATGATCAGATCGGCACTGGGTACATTGACCCGTTGGCGGCATTCGAAATGGCCACCGGCCTGCCAGCACCGGCCAAAGGCACTGAAGCATATTACCGGCTATTGGGGGATAACATCGCCGCCGAAAAAGCGAAGCTGCAAGCACAATTAAAAGATCCGTTTGATTACAGCGGCATAGGATCTGATTTGCTGCCCAGGATGGAAAATGAAGGTGCGGTAATTGGCAAGATCGGATCGGACCGGGCAAAAGACGCATACATTGCGTTCCTTGACAATTTCCGAGAACCGGCGGTCGAAAAACTGAGCGACGTGCTTCATGAGATCGAGGTGTTGGCAACTGAAAGGCCGCTCGCTGCTAGTGAATACCAGCTATTTGGTGAAAATTATAAAGACCGACTGTATGCCAGCATAACCGACATGAAGCCATATCTTAAAGGACTTTTTGGCGATCTTGGCGAAACTGGCACTAACGCATTTAGCGACCGTTTCTTCTCGGATGCCGAAAAACAAGACCTGCTTGGTATGAAACCATGGCTGGAATACTTGCAACAGAAATCACCAGAAGAGTTCGCTAAGGCCGGCGGAGATAGCTGGCTCAAATTCATTGACGCGATCGAGGCTGGCGCCTCATCGGCGGAACTGGAAAAGATGTTTGGTGATATGGGTGTAAAATCTGGTAAAGCCTTCACGGACGCGATAACCGGCGCCACCTTGGGCATGGGTGAAACCAGGACGCTCGTAGACATCCTGGGGGGGGATAGGTCAGAAATCACCGACCTGATTGAATGGAGAAAGAACACCTTCCAGCCAGCGCTTCAGATGGATTTCGATTTGATCTATAAGCAGGCCCAAAGTTATTATGCAGATGACGTTGAACTCATGCGCAACTGGTTTGACGAAAAAATTGAGTATGCTGAAAAGTATTCCGATGACTTCGAACAGTGGCAGCTCAATATCTTAGCAATGGTCAAATCCAACGACCTAACCGAGATGCAAGCCGCTCAGTTGTGGTCAGGTGCTATCAAGAAATCAGAAGAGAGAATGGAGAAGCTGGCTAAAGATTCCGGGATGTTCTACGGAGAGCTGATAAATAACCAGGCCAAGTGGGAGGATTTCATCAATTCAGAGGGCGGATTCGTGGGACCAACTGCCTACTATGACGATTACCGAGAAGCCACGGACCCAAACAAGCTGGTATCTCAGAAGATCAACGAGAAATATGGCATAGCCACATCAGGAAGCAATAGCATAGATTATACTTTGAATATCGATACGACCACAACAGACTTCGGCCTATTGGCGGTAGACAAAAAGCTTGCGGACATAAAAACTTCTTTGGAAACTCCTTACAAGTTCGATCTTGAGTTCAATAAAGAAGAAATGGAAATCCTCAAAGACATGGAGGATTTCGTAACCAAGACCGGGAAGTATGACAACAAAAAGATACTGCTTGACACCGGGAATCCAGATGAACCGGCATCGGACATCGGTGAGAGGTGGACTACCACACCGGCTGCAAAACCGTTCGTAATCACGGTGGATGATGCCATACTCGCTCTGGAACGGGTGGATAAAGCTGCAATGCGTCCCGTAACAAAGCCTCTGAAAATAGACGATCTGGCTGCGATTGAGTCAATAAACCGGATTAACACTCTGGCAGCAGTGCCCGTATATAAAACGATCTATATAAACGAAGTCTCATCTGGATCTTACTCGGCGTCCTCTAGTGTCCAATCATCTGGGTACGATTGGAGCCAGAACCAATTCCCGACCCTGTACGCAGGAGGCGGCTATGTGGATCGCCCAACGCTTGGTATCTTCGGAGAGGCTGGCGGCGAGTTCTTGGTCCCCGAGCACGACATGGCCTCACTGATCGAGTCCCTGACATCCAGAGCAAACGTGAACGTAGGCACGACCATAGACGACTCGGGAATCTCTGAGCAGCTATCAAGTGCTATCAGCAAGATAACGGTGCCACCGATCATGGTGCCAATTCAAGTAGAAGTAGACTCGGCACAGATCCAAGAAGCCGTCTCAAAAGCCATTGCGGTAGAGCTGTCTGGTGTCAGGGCAAGGAGGAGATAATGGACGATGGCATCTATCAGGTAGTCCGGGCACCGTATGCCATAGCCGATTATGGGCCAGAACTGGTGCTGGAGGATGCCCCCATGGGAGTCACTGTTCGTACCTTCGATGCCGGATTTAGCACAGGATCGGTTTGGAGGGACCAGCGGCACGGCATGAACTTTGAGGTGCATCCTCCCAAAAATAGCAGGATCAATAAAATAGATGTCTATGTAGACTTCTATGGAAAGGATGGGGTGTTTTGGGGAAATCCCTCGGTGTACCCGAACCACAGCACCGACTGGATTTTCTTCGCTCACGACTCTCTGGAAGGGAACTATTGGCCATGGTTAGGAGAGCCGGAAAGCACGTTATGGGGTATCACATGGTATCACCCACTAACTCCTCCGACTGGCTGCCTATTAACTCCGTTCGTCTGCGTGGATGGGGTCTTTTATTTCGGCTCGGCAACATCCCTTGGAAACGACTACACGACGAAAATCAGCATATCATACTCATGGGCCCTTAATCCGGCCACGGGCGGTGCCTGGGAGCTTACGCCAACCTCGGACATTTTCTATGGGGTCAAAGTAACCACACCGGACACATATACATGCGGGACGTACAGGATAGACAAATGCTATGCCAAGATCTATTACAATGAGCCGATAGCAGCAAGCAGCGTTTCATATAAGAAAATAAACGCGATCCCAGACACCGAAGTTCTAACCCAGTACACCCAGGCACCAATCAAGGCAGATAACCTCAATTTCAGATTGCCGTACAGGAACTTCATACCAGACAGGACAGAATTAGCGTTAATCAAGAACGGCGTCCTGGTCTGGATGGGGCTATCATGGAATTCAAATGAGGTTCATGGCCAGGAAGTCGAAGTCTTGGCAAAATCCCAGCAGATTCTCTTAGATTACCGGCTGTTGGGGATGGAATATCTACAGTATCCGGCCACCCGCACTATAGACGACATGCTGTCAGATGACACGCCGTTATTTATTCCTCCGGACCCCGGGCAAAGCGTTTGGTACTATTACGCCCCGTATAATTTTAGCTATCGTTATCTTGAGCGGACAATAACAGATGTATATAATATTGGCTTTTTCTATTATCTCAATTCCTGGAAAGGCTCGTATGGTGTGAATTGGGATGCTATTAATCCGGCAATATTTTTGGCCGAGCCGTATTACATGACTGAGTATAACACCTGGCCATTGAGCATTCTCGAAGACCACGAAGTCGATACTTTCATCCGGCCAGGCACAAACGACCTGGGCACCTATCATTTCACCACGCCGCCCGATCTGAAGGGCATGGCGTCAACAGTATTCAGTGACCTTTTCTCAAAGCTTGGTCAAGAAGTCCGATATAGGTATGAGATGGACGGGAATGTCTATCAGGACGCAGCGATAGAAATAGCGTCAGGATCGGCCACAAACCCGCTCATGTCGTTTGTCGATGGCCAGGATAACTGCCGGATAATCAAGAAGATCCCAAGCGACCCCGCGCCCTCGGCTGCCATTGGATTGGGAAACAACCCGAAAGTATCAACCCTCTGGAAGAAGGCGACAACCTGGTTTTCCAAAGTCTTCAGCACCTCCAGAACCGGCCCAGAACTGCAGGAATATCTCGATGTTCAGTTGGATGAGGATGCCATCACCTACGAAATCGAAACTCAAACAGCTATCTGGCATCTCAGGACAGGAGACTATATTTCAGTAGAGGTACCAGACGAAGGTGCTAAGGTGGTTCGCATAAGGCAGATCACTACAAGTCACGCGCGAACGACGATAACGGCGGGCAAGCGGCTAACCGGACTCAATGAGCAGTTTGGCGTCTTCCGAGACGCAAGATATGCAAGCCACACGAAAGCTCCGGTCCTGAAAACCAGCATCGCCACAAGCAATGAACTGGCAACAAGCACTGCTTTTACGGTGACTTCTGTCAACTTGTCGGCGGGTGGATGGCAATGCGCCGCAAAAATCGACTGGGGGTTCGTCATTGTCCCGATAGTCTACGGAAGCGACCGGGGAGAGGCATCTGATTATGCAGCAATTTATAAGCCAAACTCCAATCCGGTTGTTATACATGCTTATATCCAGGTAGCAGGCAATTTTTCGGACTATGGGCACCATGTTTATCAGTTTTATATAACAAGAAACATGACGGCATACAGGGACGTTCCAGGTGGGACGCCGCTCATAGTGACAATCGGGCAATTTAAGTGGAGAAAAGACAGTGGTGCGTGGAGTGAAGATACGGATGGATATGATATCTGGCATGAAACCACGGAGTTCAATATAAACATGGGAGATGGCTTGGAGGGGCGGGTCATATTCAGTTGTGAGGTTCCAAACTTTCTCACTCAAGGAAGTACAAATGTCATAGGCAAGTCTGCGTATGTTTATGTCTGCCAAACCATAGATCTTTCGGAAATTGGCAAGGTGCTCATCTTGAAATTGGACGGCAAGGCCATCCCACCTGGCAGGTTCTTAGCGTTGGGCAATTCCGGGTCAATGGAAGTAGATATAACAGAATTTTGTGACGTGGCTGGGACATACACCCTGACGACTTCCCTGACCAATGGGCAGCCAAAATCAACGTCAAAAAATTTCTATCACACCTTGGGGGGAAGCATTGTGCAGTCTAAGTATGTTATCCCGTTGGAGGCCTGAATGCTAGACACCGGATTCTATTTTTATGATGGCACGAAATACGAGAAATTTGCCGCTCAGTTGCAGGAGTTAAAGCAGTGCATCCAGACACCGATTCAAGCAGATGAGCTGGTTGTAACGGTGGATGCCAGCACCCCTCGGCCACCGTTCAAAGAGGTTATTTTTGTCGTTGATGGCACGCATATTTTCCATGGTATCATCACGAAGATAGAGGACTTTGGCAACAGTTATGATCTAACCTGCAAAAGTATGCAGTATCTCCTCGATTACAGGATCATTCCAGAAAATATATATCATGATGTGGATATAGATACTATTCTATCTTCTGATATCCCAGAGACCGTAATGGGCGTCGTTTTCCTGGTCAACGCTTTCATTCCGAACGGCAAATGGGTCTACCATAGTGCCACGGTCAGCAAGCTATTGGGCGGCGGGCTGAAGTCGTGCTTCGGCACGCTCCCTCTTTATGCCTCGACGAGTTATCCAAATGCTGGGTCAATAGACTCCTGTGATGGAATAGCGACGCTGGCAGACGCCGGAGCCGTGCCTACCTCGGCAAACAAGTATTACCGGACGGTGGACGATCTCTATATCCGGTTCGGTGATGGGTCATACAGAGAGAATGCCTATCTGGTGGCCGCGCATAGGTGGGCCGATACCAGGATAAGATATCATTCATGTGACATAGGAACCTACCAGAGCCCGGCAGACTTCTCTCTAGTCGGCCAGGCATCGATGGTTTTGGACGACTTTGCTCAGAAGCTGGGCCGGGAAGTCGAGTTCTTGCCGTGGCATGACGGAACATTGCGGTACATCTTGGCCTCCGAAGTTCCGGGCAGGAGCAGCGAAAGTAATCCTGTTAGGACCTACCGGGACGGCGAGAATGATGCAAGGATAGTCATAAATGATCAGGATATCCCAGACGTGCAGGCAGCCATAAGCTACAGCTCCAAGCCAGACGAAATCCCGCAGATAGTGACGGAATGGAGCCCATGCGGCGTGCAGCTTATGAAGGGCTACGAGAATCCAGGCTCACCAAAAGAAGATGTTCTGATCTCCCTGCAATCGATCATAGCAAACAACGAAGACACTGCGAAAGTAGTAACCAAGAACGTGGATTATTATCTCAGGCCGGGTGATTGGGTCGGACTCTATAGAGAGGATAAAGGATCGTTCGCGTTAAGGATCAAAGAGAAAACAATAACCAACGGATCAATGACATTATCCATGGGCAAAAGGATAGTGGCACCATCAACCGTCTTCGGCTCATATCTCCGGGGAGAAATAGTAGATATGGACATGCCAAGGGCTATCACACAACTCTACGAAAGCGGGGAAACCTTCACGGTTTCTTCAGATAATTATGCTCTTGGTGGCCTGAAAGTATATTATGAAGAGACTCTTTCAATTCTCGCAGGAGTGGCAGTTTCTCCCATATCATTTTTGGTACTGAAGATAAACGGGGATGTCATAGCACCGGGCAGGATAAAGCTGTCTAGTAGCTCAACGAGCATAAAACTCGATATTACCGATTGGTGTACCATGCCAGGAACTAATACAGTAGATGCAGACCTATATGCAACCGGATGGGCACGTGGGAACCGATACGTCAAGCAATACCTGGGAGTCCAATTCTTTGCACCCTGAAGGTAGTCTATGCAAAAATATAAAGCAGATACATTGAGAACAGACGACATGAGGTACGTAGAATGAGTCAGACTATCCAGTTGGGGACGATGAGCCTATTTGGCGATGCCTACGGCCCGTTTACGCTGTCTGGGGGGTATTTCGAGGTCAAGCAAGTCGGGGCCACCTCGCTCAGGACCGGCGCGTGCAAGGGCGATCCAAAGGGGTCGTCAGTCAAATTGGCCGTAGTGTTTGCGTCGGCGGCAGAAGCATCTGCTTTTCTGGCTTATATCGCCCCATTCGATCCGGATGACCCCAATTTTTCGGAAGAAGATGGCGCCAACATACCGCTATACATCCGAGACGCGGATTGGCATTATAATGTTTATGCAGTTGTAGCCAGGCCGGAACCAATATCACGCAATCCGATGGACTATATACAATATAGCTACGAGGTCGTCTGCTATCTATATTCACCCTACAGCGAGGCAGCAACGCCGCAGACATTTGCACCGGCCTTGACGAAAATCAGAGTAACCGCAAACGGCACGCTTTACGCTCTCGATGCAAACGGTATAGTGCATACATATTCGGCGGGATGGGCTCCATTAACAGGAGAACAGCCAGCTGCATTCATTCAGATTACCGCAAATAATAGCTCTCTGTTGGCCATCACGGCGGCGGGAGCGGCGTATAGCTATTCCGCTGGCACGTGGTCAGCCGCGTTGGGAGGCGCGACTGGTCTAAAGGACATTTCAATAGCATCGGATGGGACGATTTACGCCACCGATTCATCAAACAAGCTGCGACGGTGGAATGGTGCGACCTTAGACGATCTGACGGGGGAATGTTATCAGATTGCTGCAATTGATTCGACACATTGTTATGTCCGGGGAGGAGATTATAACCTGTGGCGGAATAATGGCACTTCGGGCGATTGGACCCAAATAACGACATCAGCAGACACGCATGGCATACAGGTTGCAAGCGATGCAGCCGTGTATGGTATATCCACAACAGATAACGCCGTGAAGCTGTCAGGTTCGACTTGGGTCAGCCTCGCGAAAACCGTCATATCGGCGTCTCCGAAATCGTCAACAGAAGCGTACTATATCGCAAGCGACGGTAGCGCCTGGAAGTACGCCACGACATGGAGTCAGCCAATGGGGTCCCCGTCACTCGATAATTCGGACGGCCATATATCAAGTTCGCCAGATGTTGAAATTACTTGCGGCTACCTGAGTGGCAATGCAGAAGATGTAACCGTGTCGATCGCCGATGGCCTGAGCCTGATATTGTGCGATGTGGCACTGAGTGACGAAATTTTGGAGTTAGTAGGCAACGAGAATAAGCTATTCCAGACCTATGAGGATACGATAACTGCGGGCACCGTATGGGGTCATGATTGGACTGGCGACGGCACGTTTGATACGGATCACATGGAGCTAGACGATGAAGAAGAAGCCTATATCCTACTGAGCGGGCCGCACCAGATCCGGACGCCGATCAAGATGACGGCAGATCTCTCGCTGGATTCGGGCGGCGCTACCAATGAGGCATATGTGCAGATCAGCCCGGATGGCGTAGCATGGGAAACGGTGCTTGACCAGGATGATTTTGAGTCCGGGTCGGCAGAATACGCCCTGCAAGGCTCGACGTACATGACGGATTGCTACGTCAGACTCTACTGCGCGTCGGGGACATCCGGAAAAAATCTCAATATCGGCGCGATCAAATTCGAGGTCGAGCGATGGATTGAATACGGTGCTGTGCCGGTTGTCGCTGCTGGGGCGGCAAAGGTCATGACAATATCGGCCACTGGGGGGTCGATCACGGTGATCGGCACTTTTGCGCCACGGCATAAGTTCATCTAAGCGACATTTCAATCGTATATTTTTTATCGACTTTTTTCCTTATCCAGCGTCAGTTTTAAGTAGTCATGCGGCATACCTCATATCAATGAGACGATCTAAAATGGAAATGAAGATAGCTATCTTGCAGGAGCTTTCCAAGAAGGACCACCTGCAAACCCAGCTATCTGATAAGCTGAAAATCAATCCGACTACAACCAAGACATGTCTGCTTGAGATGCGAAAGGCGGGGCTGCTGTCTAAAGCTGGCTGGATATACAGCATCAGGCAAGATGGTCTGGATTTGGTAGAAAAATTGAGCAATGTGGAGAAATTGGGATGAGGATACTACTCAGTGAAGAAGAATCTAGAGAATGGCAAGAGACAAAGGCCCGTGAGAAGATTCTAGAAGAGACTTCCAGGTTCCCGCCTGGCATGAAGCTTCCAGATGGGTGCAAGCTGACCAAGATGCCCCT